ATAGAGGTGGTTTATCAAATGTAATCGAAGTTAAATCAAGATTAACTCACGATGAAAGAGACACATTATACGAAAATAGAATTAACCCAATCGCAACATTCCCTGGACAAGGTGCTACGGTATTTGGTCAGAAGACACTTCAAGCTAGACCATCGGCTCTTGACAGAATTAATGTTAGAAGATTGTTAATAGCATTGAAGAAGTTCATCGCATCATCTTCAAGATATCTATTGTTTGAAAATAATACGGCAGCGACAAGAAACAGATTCTTAAGTATTGTTAACCCATACTTAGAGTCAGTACAACAAAGACAAGGTCTTTACGCATTCCGAGTAATAATGGATGAATCAAATAATACACCAGATATTATTGATAGAAACATCTTAAAAGGAGAGATTTTTATTCAACCAGCGAAAACTGCAGAGTTTATAGTACTTGATTTCAATGTACTACCAACAGGCGCAGCGTTCCCTGA